TTTTTGCCGTTTGATTCTTTTCATTTTTCCGTTTTCTTCATACACAAAAGATACTTCGACAGGCTCGCCGGCTCCGCATACACGCATATTTTTCACATCTAAATATTCGATGCCGGCCGGTTTTCCCATCCCGTCGCGCAACACTTCCATAAAGCCGTTGCCTGTTTTTTCTCTGTCTTCGATGGCATAGCCTAAAATCATTTCAGCAGATTCGTCAAAATGAAGGCATTTATAAAAGGCTTCAAGTCTGGACCAATCTTTTTCCGCTCTTTTCTTTTTTGCCTGGTCGACGTCAGTAGCGTTGACATCAAACGTGTACTCAACATCGAAGCCAAAACCTGTAATATTGACTCTGTACGCATCAATGCATTGCTGAAGAATCGTCGAATATTCAGCAATGGTTTTGAGCTCAGTGATATTGTAGGGCGGCGCGATAATATCCTCTCCGTACAGTTCAGAAAAGTCATCTTCATAGATTTGCTTTGTCTGAGGAGCAGCGCCATTGGCTTTGAATACAGTCGCTCTAACTGTTTGATTATGCATCATTTATGACCTCCTCCTTTCCCGGTTCGGCCGGATTCGTTTGTGTGCTGTCTCTTTCATATCAGCCACTTCATAATCATCAAGCGCATACCAAATGGCAGATAGCGTATGCGGGTCAATCGTGAATTCATCTTCAATCAGCGCGCCGTTTTTATCTTTGGCGTACGTCAGCGTCTTGAGCTCATAGATGACATTTTCACAGCGGTCCGAACAGAAGATCTTTTTGAATCGTTTCACCTTTTTGGTGTATTGAAGCCTGGAGCCGGGAAACTTTCTGGCTCCGACCATTCGAAAGCCCTGCTGGCGGAAATATTGGATGCTTTTCGGCTCAGCGGAGTCGGCTTTGATCAATTCCTGTGTGTCAATAAACTCACGCAGCTCCTCAGCTGTCCTGTCATCTGTCATTTTGTTTTGATAATACTCCCAATAAATGTAGAGATATTTTTTTTCAGGATCGACGGCGAGCCGGATGACGGCATTGTAGGATTCCTCAAATCCAAAATCCATGCCTGTGCGAAGAATCGGCTGGCCGATGGCTGCAATGCGTTCTTTTACTTGATCATGCGGGAGCACCTCGAACTGCGGCAGCACCCTGATCCCGTTGACGCCGAATCGTCCTTTACGGGCGATCCGGTATAGGTCAGGATCATACGCCTTGAGTCCGTCAAGCTGTTTCACATAGCTTTTCGGGAGAAAGAGGTTGTCGTTTGCTGTGGAATGATGATAATACGTATCTCCCTTCACAATCGTCCGCTTTTCGTAAAGTTCGCTGTCATCCAGCACAAACCGTTTATTGCGTTCATCCCGAAAAAAATGCCGGTACGTCCAATTGGATGTGCGACGGGATTGGTGGTGCAGATCATATGAAGCTTCAGCCCAGGGTGGCGAAGACGGCCGATTAATTCCTTAAAGCCTTCATACTTCACTTCTGAGCATTCTTCAATCCATATCAATGAAATGTTATGAACTGATTTTAATTTCGCAGGATTGTCCATTCCTTTAAACATGATCCGGCTGCCGTTTTGAAACCGCAGTTGCAGCGGGGAAGAAAGAGATGCCACAGCCTTCGTGAGGCCGAGCTCTTCAATCACCTCTTGAAACAAGGCGAAGGTCGAATCCCGGTGGGTATCGAACACCTCGCGGATGACAAGAGCCGTCCGTTTTTCCTTGAGCAGCTTTAACACGATTTTTAATGCGGTATGATAGCTTTTGGATGAGCCGTAGCCGCCGACGAGAAACTGGTACGTCTGCTCCCAGTTGAACACGTAATCTTCGAAATGAGGGTTGATTTCTTTTACAATCATGACTTGTCCTCTTTTCGTTTGATCATGATTTCAATCGGCGCTTGGCTGTCATCTGTTTTCTCCGCTTTTTGTTTGGCAAGCTTTAATTTCTCGTTTTCAATTTTTTGCTTAAATTGATCCGGGAATAAATCAAAATATAAGGACAGCTTCTCGAGCGCCTTCATTTTATCGGCGAGCTTGATGGCGATACCTTCTTTGCCAAGCTTCGCTTCCGTCACAATGGTGCCGTCAACGAGCCCGGAGTCTTTGACATCGACAAAGCTGATTTCCTTCATAATCGGGTTATCATCTTCATCGAACAGCGGCCCCGATTTCCCGACAGCTTGAACCTCTTTTTTTCCGAAGGTTACATAATCCGTAATATCCGCGAACGCGATCTTGATATAAACCTGCAGCACGTCCATCGCTTCAATAAACATTTCATTAACCATTTCTTTTTTTATGCGCCTGATTTCAGCAGCGACCTTTTCATTCTTTAACAGCCTGCTGCCCGTCACATGGGCGCTGTCCGGAGAATAGCCCGCTTTGATTGCCGACTGTGTGGCATTGAAGCTTTTGACGTAATACAAGCAAAAAAGCCGCTGGCGTTCATTTAATTCATCATTGTCTATGCGGCGCTGTTTTTGTTCGTTTCTGGTTTCAGAAAACAAGGCCTCTTTCCATTTGTCTTGTTTTTTCCAGATGCCGATTGTTTTCGCGGAAACACCGATGATGTCCGCGATCGCCCGATTTGTGATCTTTCCCTGATATTGTTGATAGATTGCTAATGCTTGTTCGCGCTGTTGTGTTTTCATGCTACGGCATCACCGCCACCTCCAGCATGGATGTCTATTCATAAAAGCGGCTGATCTCGCCAGCCGCTTATGTGTCATGCTCTATTCACTTATAGGTGGCAAACGTATGACAAGCATTCAGGCAAGGGATCGATTCATTTCCTCCTGCTGTCTTTGCATCTTTATGATCGCCCGTTTGATGGTCGTTTGCACAGTGGATTTTTTCACGTCGAGAAGATCAGCGATCCGTTCATAGGAAAAGCATTCTACCTTGTGCAGCAAAAACATTTCTTTTTCTCTGTCCGTTAACAGGGATAACGCTTCTCGGATTCTCTCTCTGTCTTCTTCTGATACCTGGCCGTCCGGCTCAAACATCATAGCGCTGGAAAATGATTCGATGATTCTCGGGTCTTTGATCATCAGCCGCTGGTAGGCGTCACGCCGGTCAATCGCCCGTCTGATGCCGGGCTGTCTCCCTTTTTCAAGCCATTCTGTTACATATTCAAGATCAGTAATCATATTTCTGATGATTTTTTTATCCTTCAGCTCTTCAGCTGAAAGCACGGATTCATCTGCCTCAGCGAGCGGTTTATATTGTGTTCTTGTTTGTTTGAGCGTGCGTTTATATTCAAATAGTAAGTCTTGCATTCTATGATCCTCCTTATTTTTGGAAATAAAAAACGGACACCAATCAACGCACAAATGCTGTGCAGTTGATCAGTGTCCGCAGGCTTTCCGTCTTGGACGTATTCTGTTTTCGCTTTAGTTTAATTTGTAGCCGATTTCAAATTCCACGCGGGCAAGGTCGCCCTTTCTCGTTTCGACGAGCGTTTTTCCATGCTCCGGCGCTTCTGTGATCCATGCTTCCTGCTTGATGCCGTCCACTATAATCACGCGGATTTTCCCTTCCTCCAGCTGGCTCTCCAGCGTGATGGAATCGATATGCAGCAATTTTTTTGGATTAATCATGTTTCTTTTCCTCCCTTTCTGATTCAGCTCTATTTTTAGCCTTTTCTAATAGCTGAATGATGCGCTCCTTAGAATGATCAGAATTCCCTTTCAGAAAATCAAGAGCTGCTTCAGACGCTTCCAGCAGTTCGGGCGCAGCCGCCATCAACGCGGCATTGCTTTTTTGCGAATAAGAGCTGAGGTCAAATACAGCGGCGATCAGCCGCCCGTTTGAATATGGGAATCTTTCTTTTTCTTCTTCACTGTAAGCTGAATAAATATAGATCGGTTTCGTATCCCCGCACGGGACAGCACGCCACGGCGCAGGGCTTTTCTCTGCCTGTTTTGTTTTTTCCAATACCTTCACTTCCCGTCATCCTTATACCATTGTTCAATGTTTTTTTCGGTTCTCTTTGCCCGAAACAGCAAAGCTATGAAATCGGCCAGCTGTTTAATCACGGACATTCAGCCTCGCTTTTCCCGCTTTCAGCATGTGCTCCAGCTTTCGAATGACCGGCGTTAAATCAGTACCGGAGCGGCAGTTCGGACATGGATGAAAAACCGCTCCAATCCCGGTATGTTCCACAATGACTTTCTTTGTTTGACAAAGCTTGCACATTATCTGACGCCCTCCAGTCTATGGTTCAGCTCGCAGGCTGCTCCTTTGATAATCACTAAATAGTCGCTGCACATTTCGTAGATTCTCGTGCCGAGCGCTTCATCAACCCGGACAAGTGTTTCAATTGTCAGCTCGCTCGAAAGCAAAATCGGTTTATGATTTAAGTAGCGGTAGTTAAGCACCGAATACATTTGCTCTAATTGCCAATCTGTAGCGCGCGGTTTGCCATTAACCGGTTTAAACAGGTCATCTATGAACAGCACACCTGCCTGCTTCATCCGGCTCAGCTTCTGTTCCAAAAGGTCAAAGTCATTTTTCAGATCGGTAAAGCCCTCCACGAACGGAAAATAAATGACCGGCACGTGGCGAGTTCTCATCAATTCATTGGCCGCAGCAGTCAAAAGGTGCGTTTTCCCTGATCCGGGCTGTCCTAAAAGGGCGATGCTGTTTTTCCGGCTGTCCCTGATTTGTTCATAATCCGCCACATACTCTTTTGCACATTCAAACGCGTCTTTTATGGCCTGCGGCTTTCCCTCCGTGCGAAATTCTCTGAAGCCCAGCTGTCTAAAGGCGTGTGTAATCTCACTTGCACCAAGCAGCCGCTTCACCTTCCGTTCTGCCATGCAGCTGCACATCGTCCAGACTTCCAAGCCGTTCTTGTGAATGAGATAGCCTCCCTGATCCTTGCATTGCGGGCAATCATACCTGCTTGCGTCTGATTCTGCCGGTTTGTCCGCCAGTAATGGACGTCTCCCTTTTCTCAGTTCGTCCAAAATGTGCTCGATTGTTCGTTTTGTCATGTCTTTCCATCCTCTCATGTTGAATTGCGGCATTCTTTTTGGCCTGCTGCGCGAAAAATCGGTCTTCAATGAATTTCGAGCAGTAACGAAAGGCCTTGATTGTTTCTGAAGCGGCGGTTCGCCGGTTTTCAAAGGCTTGAAAGCATTCCTCAAGCCATTTGATTGTTTGCGTCACTGGAACGCCGATGGCGACAATACGGGCGATGGCTTGATAATCTCTTGAGGAAGGATACACGGTGCGTCCTTCTTGAGCCGACCGTAATTGTGTAAACCGCTTCGCAATGTGATCCACTGCATCATCAGCAGCAGTATATGTGTTTGTTTTATCTTTATCAGAGCGGACATCTGTGTCTGGTGTCTGCGGCGAAAATGGCCGTTCCTTTATGCCCCGTTGTGCCATTTTGTCCGATCTGAAGCTGAATTTTTGGAATGCTTGACCGAAATCATCAGTCCGTATGGCGCACGGACAGCTTTGATGTACTCATTGGCTTCGAGAAGCTCCAGCCATCTTCTGACGGTTTTCTCACTTACGCCGAAGACAGCCGCCATTTCTCTCGCTTTTAACGGCTTATGGCCAAGCACAATTCCCCAGCTTACGCCATCTTTTTCAATTTCTTTAGTTGTTGAGCTGATGAACCAGAGAAACAGCCATAGCGCAGGACCAATTTTGTCATAATGTTCTGAATTCAATAGCCCTGAATACGTAGGAAAAGGATAGCTTTTATCGGTTTTCATGTGCTGCCGCTTCCCCTTTTAGCATCATGTATGTTTGAAACTGTTCATGTGTTTCAAAGCGGAACACCGGAAGGCCGCATGCCGTAAACGAAATGGTGCCGCCGGCTTGTCCAAGGTGGCGCTGATCTATGGGATTTTCACTAAAAACAATTTGGATTGGATACATGCGATCACTCTCCTGATCTTTTTTCGATACATTTCGTATCAACTGTTACCAAGTATAAACGATACGTTCTGTATCATCAAGTTATTTTTGATACTTTTTTTATCATAACTTTATTTTGATACAGATTGTATCTATAATCATAAGTAACTTAGGGAGTTTAAAAAAGAGAGGTCATAGTATGATAGGCGGCAGATTGAAGAGTCTCAGAGGGAAAAGGACACAAGAAGAAATCGCATCTCACATCGGTGTGTCGCGGGCACGATATTCCCACTATGAAAACGGGCGAAGCGAACCTGATTACGACACACTCCAAAAACTGGCTGATTACTTTCAAGTAACGACTGATTACTTATTAACAGGGAAAGACAAAAAATCCGACGACGATATGTTTTCAGATCCGGACTTGCAGCTTGCATATCGCGATATGCAGGATTTTTCCCCAGAAAGCAAGCAGCAGGCCATCGAATTTATCAACTATTTAAAAGAAAAAGAGAAAAACCGCAAACCGAAAAATAAATAAAGTTCTCTGTTCTCTAAAACATATAAAAAATAGACCGATATAAAGAAAAAAGTGTTTATTTTTTTAAGAAAAGGGAAAGATTTCAACACACTTTCCAGTCCTATAAGGGCTTTTCTTTCTCACTAAAAACAGAACACACGTTCGAAAGGGAGTATTCAATTGGGCGATTACTTATCACATCTGGAGGAATACGTAAAAATTTATACGGCCGGCTGGGCATCACCTCTCCCCATCACATTGACATGCTGAAAATCGCAAAGGACCTGGATATTTGGGTTCATTTTGAGGATATGGGGAGCATGATGGTCAAATACGACGGTATGTACAGTATCGTATTGAACCAGAGAAAATCACGGGAAGAGCAATGGGAGGATTTTGGCCATGAACTGTGCCACGTGTTAAAGCATGCAGGCAATCATTTTCAGATGAACAAGCTCTTTCGGGAACTGCAGGAATTTCAGGCGAATCAATTTATGTACCACTTCTGTGTGCCAACCTTTATGCTGTTGCAGATGGAACTGCCGCAATGGAGAAGCCAGGCGCTTGCCACAATCGCGGCGGTATTCCGAGTAACAAAGGAATTTGCTGAAAAAAGGCTTGAAATGTTTGAACGGCGTAAAGCAGGTATTCAATTTCAGAAGCGGCTCGCTTACTTATTATCCAACAAGCGGCCAAATGTGTACGAGGAAGGCGATCAGCAGCACTTGCAGGTTGCTGAAGAAAAAGCGTTATATCATATCGGCAAAAACAGCTGATTAAAAAGGGCTGCGGATATTTGTCCTCAGCCCGGAATAGGTATTAATATTTTGACATCGGAGGAATGGTATTCTGCAGCCACATTGGCGCCGGTCTAAGATGAGGCGCAGAAGCGAACGCAATCGGTGCCGGGATATACCTGAACTCGCCCCGGCCGTCAAAGGCTTCACCTTGAGCCCATCTTCCTTGTGAGCTCTCATCCCCTCTGGAAAAGTTAAACAGGTCATAGGCCACTTCCCGCTTTTCGAGCTCACGCGGGAACGTCGTCGGAACGACAATATCCCGTTCTCTTTCTTCCAGCTCTTTAATGGCCGCATACCACATATTTTGATGATAAGTATCCCTTGCAATCAAAAATGACAGCATATCTCTTACCCCTGGATCATCAGTCATGGCATAAAGCCGTGTCACCTGAAGGCGCCCTTGGGATTCCGCATTTAAGTTGGCGCGAAAATCCGCGAGCAAATTACCGCTTGAAATAATATATTTAGCATTCCATGGATATCCTTCGCTGTCAGCCGCCATCGCGCCTAAACCTGCGACAATCGCATGCTGCGGGTTCATTCCGGACAACACCGCCGCCACAGCGGGATCACTTTTATAAGCATTTTCCTGCACATCGGCCGGTGCGTTGTCCAAAAGCCTGGAGATCATCGTCGCAAGCATTTCCACATGCCCGATCTCTTCTGTACCGACATCAAAAAGCAAATCTTTATATTTCGCATCTGCACGGCAGTTAAAACCCTGAAACAAATATTGCATCATGACACTGATCTCACCGTATTGGCCGCCCAGCACCTCTTGGAGCTTTTTCGCATAAACCGGATCTGGATGAGCTGGCTTAGCTTGATATTGAAGCTCTTTAATATGATAAAACAT